GATGATACTTCGCAGGGAAATGCCAGAGATGGTTATCCTTTGCTGTGGACAGCGCATACTACCAGTATGTCCATCATGTTTGAGTACACAAATCCGCCAACTGGTCCTGGAGCAAAGTCAATTAACGGAATTCGCGTCGGTGATACCATTAATGGGTGGACAGTTGCGGAAATTAAGCACTCATCTCTGTATTATAACAAGTATCATCTCATTAATTTGGAGGGAAGCGGAGAAGATTTCACTTATGACGGCACATATACCGCAACTGCTGGTCCATTTTGGGCAGGAGCAGGCACTCAAGGGCAACAGCAGCACGTAATTCGCGTAAAAGCGGGTCAAGGAATCAAAGATAAAGCGGGATTGTTCGGAAGATATGAGTTTAGAGAGAAAGAAATCCAATATATGATTGGAAAAATCCGCTCCGACTTCAAAACTGGGTGGAATTATGAGATTAGAGAGCCCGTTTTGACACCAACAATCACTTCTGGAAGGTTAACTGACGTTACAATTGAGTTTGGTGGCTCTGGTTATGATGATTTTTACCCCAAACCCAATCTTTATGTGCTACCACCAGCGGATTATTCTACAGATAGAGTTAAATATCGCCCTGCTGAGATTGAAGGCGTTTGGTCTGGCGGTACTTTAGTTGATGTTAACATCAAATATGCGGGAAGAGGGTATGAAGGAGGTGCTAATGCACCCAAATTAGGCGTACATACCGCAGATAGAATTGATGTCAAGACAATTTGGCCCGAAACTAAGCACGAAGACAATCCAAATACGCAACATTGGGAAAAAATCTCCGAAGCAATGGACAAAGAATCTCGTAATATCATCTTTGGAGACTTCAAAACGAGCGAACTTACCAGTTTGATTGACTGGCAAAACGAAAAACGCACTGTAGATGTGTCAACTGATGCATTTATTGACTTTGTGTATGATACAAATCGGAATAAGCGCGAACATTACCTCGAAAAACAGAAGGGTAGTGCAGAAGTTCTTGAACCGATTGCATATAATTTCATGCAACCGTACATTTCACAGCATTTTTTGAATAATCCCGACACAGTTGACGATTCAAGTCTGGTAAAACTCGGAAATCAGTACAAACAAATTGAAGATACGTTCAATAACAACGAATTTGACCACTCAGTACAGTCAATTACGGAAGAAAAGATTGCCAGATACAACGTTCAGAAGAAATATACAGTCATTGGAAGTTTTTTTGACCTTCCTTGCGCTACTGCTCATGAAAAATACATCATCAAGCAGTTCAAAAATGACATGAGGGACAAAATTACCGCAAATATCACTCTTGGGGTCACGATTGGTGATTGTGGTGGGTGTCCTGAGGTAAGTGGGCAGACTGGATTTGAGTGGGAATGTCCTTGTGAGGGTGGTTCTGGTTCTTATGCAGAGGCACCTACGGGTCTTCCCACCCCTGGAGACGATGGAGAACACCCAGATGGTACTACTTACACTACTTCTAGGTCATATACCATTACAGGACCTCATGGACCAGGATGTAGTGGGTGGGAACTATCCTCAGACCTTACAATTTACAATAATTTGACCGCAACTGTGGATACTTATGGTTATGCACTTAAGGCATTTGGCAATCCATATGATTTTATGTGTCCGCAGATAAATACTCCTACTGTATCTGTACCCTCTTTACAATAATGACAGGTAAAAAACCCGCAGCAATTTATCAGGGTACTTGCACTGGTCATGGGAGACCAATTGAAGGTCATGTTCACAATAAAGCAGTTGACCCATGTGGTGTAACACCAGCTACTGCTATTGTAAAACCTCTGGCAACAAAAGATGCAACTTGTCTGTGGATTGGATTTCCTATTGCACCTCTTGGAACACTTCCACTGAGAAATGTATTCATTAACAGCATCGTCCCTGTGCTCGATGGAGACGTTTTAACGAACCATACGTCTGCAACTATGCATACGGTCATCTCGAACTGCTGTAGTCCCACAGGATGCGCTCCTACAGTCATTACAGCACCTTGTAGTATGCTAACTGCTGAAGACCAGAAAGGTGTTGGTCACCCTAGAGTAGTAATTGCCACATGTAAGAATGTATTGGTCAATGGTCGCCCTCTGGCACGGGTTGGAGACCCTCTAGGTCCGCCTTGCCTCAGTAAAATTGCTGCAGGTTCTGCAAATGTCATTGTTGGTGGTGGAGATGATGGAGCAGATGCAGAAAATGCTGCTGGCGATGCCGCAGCAGATGTAGGTACACAGTCAGCAGACGCAGCAGCAGGTGCTGGTGCCAACGCAGGCAGCATTACACCTTCTCCAGCAGGTCAGCAATGGTCAGCAAGACTAAATGCTTCAGACCAGGCTGCCATGATGGCGTAAATGTGGTATAATTACTAGGTACTCGCTCATTTACAATGGCAAAAGCAAAAGTTGGTCTTTCTGGTAAGAAAATTATTCAATCGAACCCGAAGTGTACTCGTCAGGGTAACAGCAAGAATACAAAATATGCTGCTACCTCCCGTAATAAAGCACGTAAACCATATCGTGGTCAAGGAAAGTAAATAAACGTCTCGGTTTTCAGTGCTAAATACATATTAGGAAAAACTCCTGTAGGTGGGATGGCACTAAAACCGATTAATACGAGTAAATCTCAATTTAGCAAGTCTTTTTTAGATATTGCAGTCAGTTTTGCGCGTAATCCCTTAACAAATGATTGTGGTAAGGTTCTCAATGAGAATGCCATCAAGCAATCACTTAAAAATTTAATTTTGACTCGTAAGGGGGAGCGTCCTTTTGCTCCCAACCTGGGTTCTGATGTATATGCGGCTTTGTTTGAACAGTTAGACGCATTTACACTCAACTCTATCGAAGATGAGATTCGTCAGACCATTAGAAACTTTGAGAGTCGAATTATCGTGACAAATTTGGACCTCATTCCTAATTATGAGGAAAACAGCATCCAAGTAAACTTGGAGTACCAAATTGTTGGGGAAAACATTAGTTATGAAATTGATTTCATTCTAGCAAGAGACTTCTAAAATGCTGCCAACCAATCTAACAGCAATAACCTTTGATGAGATTAAAGCATCCATCAAATCATACATGCGGACTCGTCCTGAGTTCACAGATTATGATTTTGAAGGTAGTACATTGTCGTACTTGGTTGATGTACTAGCATATAATACTTACTATAACTCGTTCAACGCTAATATGGCATTGAACGAGATTTTCATTAACAGCGCATCGTCAAGAGACAACGTTGTTAATATTGCAAAGCTTCTAAACTACGTTCCTCGGTCATTTAGAGCAGCTCAAGCGTGTGTTGACATCGCAGTGAGCGTAAATATTGAAAATGGTGTATATCCAGAGACAGTGACCCTTAAAAAGGGCATTGTAGCAGCAGGTGGCAAATATTCGTTTGTACGTCAATCTGACAGAACCGCCACGGTTGATACGAGTGGTAAGGCACATTTCCATGATTGCCTTTTGTATGAGGGTTCGATTATTACGTACAAATACACGGTTAATAATTATCAGAAGCAGAGATATATCATTCCTGCCGACCAAATTGACACTACAACTCTTGTAGTCAAGATTAGACCCAATGCACAGTCCCAACAGGTTGATGCTTACAATCTTGTAGAGAACATTGTTGACCTCAACTCAGAATCTAGAGTCTATTTCTTGAATGAAGTTGAAGATTCGAGATATGAACTAAAATTTGGCGATGGTACTATTGGTAGAGCACTTGTAGACGGTGAAGTAATTGAAATTGAATATATTCGCTGTAATGGAACCGATGCGAACGATATTAACAATCTAACTTTCTCTGGTGAGATTGTTACTAGCGGAAATCGGAATATCGGTGCTGCCGATATTGATTTGACCCTCAAAGAAAGAACTCGCTACGGCGATGGCGCAGAATCTCTGGCAAGTATTAAGTACAATGCCCCGAGATATTATTCCACTCAGTATAGAGCAGTTACTGCCGAGGATTATTCGACAATCACCAAACAAATCTACACCAATGCTGATAGTGTAATTGCTTTTGGTGGAGAAGAGATGAATCCGCCCGTTTATGGCAAGGTTTACATTGCGATTAAGACAAAGAACAATACTACCCTCAATAATACAACTAAAAAGTCCATCCAGAACAACTTGAAAAAGTATGCGATGGCATCTATCGAACCTGTAATCATTGACCCAGATTACATGTATCTGATTACCGATATTTTCGTTCTATACGATAAAAACTCGACAAGTCTGTCTGAATCGGAACTCCAGTCTCTGATTAGTCAGGGAATTGCTCAATATGCGGGGCAGGAGAATATTAACAACTTTGGTGGTTCTTTCTCCCTGTCAAAACTACAAAAAGCGATTGAACTTGCAGATAACTCGATTGACACTTCTTCTGTACAGGCAACATTGCTGAAGTACATCTATCCTTTACAAGGTCAGACCAACACCTACTGTATTGACTTTGGTACAAGTCTTTATGACTCAAATCCAAGCAATGATGGTTCTGGAAATTGTGTTAAAGAACCCATTCTCCTTTCTGGTTCCTTTAGAACCATTGATAGACCTGATGTTGACCAATATTTTGAAGATGATGGTTTTGGCAATCTGATGACCTTCTATAACTCTGGTACTAGCAAAGTCTATACAAATAGAACCGCAGGTACAGTAGATTATTCCACAGGTAGAGTTTGTTTCGGTCCAGTGAATGTTATTACCACAGGAAACCTTAATGCAACTATTAATATTTTTGGTGACCAGACACAGGTTGTGGTTGGTGATACAACCGTTGTAGTCGGTTCTGGGCAAGGTGGTATTGACCTTCAAATTCCTGTACAAGTTATTCCTGATAACTTTACTACAGTTTATCCTTCTGACACTGGAACAATCCTGTCTCTGCCTATTCCCGAGATTACAGTTGCCCCGATTGGCACAACACCTCCTGCGGTTATTCCGATAAATAATTTGACGCCAGAAGTCTTCTTAAGCATCCCTGAAACAGTGACTCCAATCATTCCTGATACCACAGGCGGATTGTTCGACTTGGCTTCTTGTTTCTGATTTAACTAATAGTAGATAATACCAGAATGAATACTACGGTTTCCCAGCTTGTTGCGGGGCAAATGCCCCAGTACATCAGAGACGAAAACCCTCATTTCGTCAAGTTTCTTGAGTACTACTACAAGTCTCAAGAAAAGACTGGTTTGTCCCAGGACATCCTGTCAAATCTGCTTGACTATGCAAATATCGACAGGTACGATATCAACCTGATTCAGGGAAGAACGCAACTCCTGAATAGCATCTCTGCTACGGATTCGACAATCATCGTTGAGTCTGTTGAAAACTTCCTGGAACAGAATGGCAGTTTTCTTCTGGAAGACGAAATCGTTTATTATGAAAAGGCAACGAGTTCGCCTCAAGTATCTCTGACCCCTGGTATTTCATACGCTGAGTTTAACAATAAACTCCAAATTCTGGTAAACCCTTATAATTCTTTCGACGGTATTACATCTACTTTCTCTGTAACCACAGAGAGCAATCTGGTTGTCCCCCCTAGTGCTAATCACCTCCTGGTTCGCGTTTATGGCGAGTATCTGGTGCCTGGTGTTGATTATGTACTGAATACCTCTACAATCACCCTTACAACGCCTCCTAGGTCTCCTCAGCTCAATGATTCGTCTGAACAGACTAGCATTGTATATCTCAAAGGTTTCTTCCAAGATAACATTCAGGTAATTGACAATCTTGATAGTCAATTTGATGGAACTACGAAAACCTTCAATATCACTGTAAACGACTTCTCGTACAGTCCTATTTTGACTGAGTATACGATGGTCGTTCTGAATAATGAACTTTTGGAACCCAAGGTTGATTACAATATCAACGGTGACACCATCATCTTTACGAATCCCCCTTCTTTGGGTTCTAGAGCAAACGTTCGTTCTATTGAAGCACCTATCCTTTCCTATGGTAGTGGTGCAACTGGAGTTGCTCAGATTTCTGATACTGGTGAAATTACAGGCATTAAAGTTACTAATGGTGGTTCTAACTACAAACTTGAGTATCCTCCTCAGGTAACTATTGTTTCTGACAATGGAAGCGGTGCTGTTGCATCTGCTCTTGTCAATGGACTACAAAGCATTTCCCTTCTAAGTGGAGGTAAAGGTTTTAGTAACCTTAATCCTCCTATTGTAAATATTGAACCACCTACAGACGCTGCTGGAGAAGCTGCAACGGCAACGGCAACTGTAAGTGAGGATGGTCAGGTAATTAGTCTGGAGCTCCAGAACTCTGGTTCTAGATATACATTTACTCCTAGAATTACATTTGAAGTTCCTGGTGGTGGCACATTAACCCAACCTAATGTTGATGGTAATGGCGCAATTATTGCAAGCACCATCAATATCGATAATCCTGGCAAAGGATACTCTGTAGCACCGACTATCTACATTGATGAACCTACTGGTGAAAACCCAATTAATGCAAATATCACTTGCACCATTAACAGCAAGGGTGAAATTGATAGTGTAACTGTAAATAATGCTGGTAGGGGATATAGTCAGGCAAATCCCCCTAGAGTTCGTGTAGTTGAGCACAATCAGGCCCAGGTACTTGACGTTACCGTTGATGCTGCAGGTCGTGTTATTGATGTTGAGATGCTGAACGGTGGCATCGGTTTTGATGACGTTCCTTCGATTTATATTATTGATGACCGTACTGACCCTGTAACTGGTACTCCTATTGGTGGTACTGGTGCTAAGGCAACAGCAACCATTTTTAATGGTTCTATCACTGATATTAATATTACTGAGTTTGGTACTGGGTATTCTACTGCCAACCCTCCCAAAATCATTATCCAAAGACCTCCCTCAGCAAAAGCATCTGCTGAAGTTGGTTTTGCTGCAGTTACAGGTTTCAAAGTACTTGAGCAAGGTCAAGAATACACTCAAGCAAAGTTTGAGGGTTGTGTTAGAGGTGTAAGTGGACTTGTAGAATATGATTCTACTGGTAATGCTATCTTTGAAAATAGCACTACTGCAAAAGCACACACACTCACAGCAACATTCTCCCCTAGAGTTAGTTCTCTGGACGGTCTCTTCGTTCAGAAAATGATTTCTAAGTTTGCTGAACAGTATCTTCCCAATGTTCCTTACTTTGATTATGAGAAGATTGATGTTATTAACATCATCAAGAATATTAGAAAGTTTTATGCATCTAAGGGTACTCAAGATTCGGTTGCATTCCTATTCAAACTGATTTACGGTGAGGATATTGAAATTACCTACCCTAAGGAGCAGATTGTTAAACCTTCTGCTGCGACTTGGACTATTGATACAGTTCTTCGTTGTATTCTGATTTCTGGTGACCCAAGAAATATCACTGATGGTCTTCTGACCCAAGATGCAGATGCTGTTGACACTAACGTCAAAGCAGCAAGTGCTCTGATTGAAAACTATTTGACTATTCGTACTTCAGATTATGAAATCTTTGAACTGATTCTGTCCGAGGAAACAATCGAAGGTTCTTTTGCAATTCCTTACAAGACACGCCTTTGCGAAGGTATTACTGATAAGGATGAGATTATTATTGTTGACTCTACTGTTGGTTGGCCTGAGAGAAACGGTGTATTTGTAATCAATGGTGAGGAAAAGGTTCGTTATAAGGAAAAGTCCCTAAACCAGTTCATTGAGTGTACTCGTGGCATCGACGGAACAACTTCTAGGAAGTGGGATGCTGCAACAGAGGTGCAATCTGACACATATGCATACATCAATAAAGGAACCGCTCAGGAAGTTGTTGTTCAGATTGTTGGTATCGTTGAAGCAGAACAAACAGTACTGACCGATGATGGTTCTTACTATATGTCTGGTGATAAACTGACCGTTTCTAAACTT